GCCCTTGAAGTTCCATCGATGCGTCCCGTATTTTACAAATTCACGTTGTTTCGGACTTAACAGCATCTTGGAACTCCTTCAGCATCGAATCAAGCTTCTCCATTGTCGTCCTGTTGCGGTCGGAAGCTGCCGCGTATCGCTTCATGAGACTGTCACCGGCTTTCAGCCGGTCGGACAGCGATGCGTCCATGCCGAACTGATCTTTGACCTCCCCGCGCATGACCGCAGTGTAAAATTTCAGAATTTCGTTTGAATCCGCGACCTGCGCAGCCTCTTGTTCGTCCAGCCTGCGCTTTATATACGCAGAAATAGCTGGTTTTGATAGGTTTTCTGCCGCAATCACTCTGCATGACGTTTCTTTGTACCCTGCTTTTTTCGCCGCTTCTGTGGCATTGCCGGATTTTAAATATTCTTCGCAGAATCGTCTCTGCTTCGGCGTAAGCTTTTCATCCGCCATCGCTGTAAAGTCCGGCCAGCAGCTTCACCACATCCGCGATCTGGTAAGTTTCCAGCAAAGTGACATTCTTCGGTTTTTCATCAGGTCGATATTCGTAAACCATGTATTTCGTCACCATCCTGTCATTTTTCGCGGAATAGGTCTGCATTTGATTGATTTTTATTTTGATTCCGTGGTACAAGAGCGCTGTTTGCAGCTTGTGTGCAAGGGCGCGCAAACTCGCCATAGCCGCTCCTTTCTGCCTCATTCTTTCGTTCTCGTGTCTCCGTGTGTGAATAAATATATTTATTCACACCGGAGAACACGAGAACAGGAGGAGGAGGTTTCCGCAGAACGCTGCGGTGCCGATGAAGAAGAGCGTAGAGTTGATCTCTACGCCCTTATAGTAAATGTTAAATTTGGCTCTGGGACGCAGACTTTTTCATAAAAGCCCTCTTTTTTGCCCCACAAGGCGAATAAATTGTCTGTGCCACTCCTGTGCAGTGCGTTCGGACACATAAACCGCCATCGCAGCGCCCTGTAAGGTGTGTGTCCGCTTCCAAAGAACCAAGTCTATGAGCCGGAGTCGCTCCGCGCCGTCAACGAGCTGTTCCGTCTCCGCAATTGCATCCGCAACGGCAGCGCGCTCGGCCTTCGTCATCAGCCCGCCGCCCTTATAGCTGCGGATCATCCATTTTGCATAGGCCCACCAGCCGTATCGCGGCGTGCTCATCAGTAATGTTGCCTCCCTTCACGCCTTGCGCGGTTTGCGTCCCGCAGCGTCCGCATACAGCCCCGTGTCGTTGCATATCTCGCCGCGTCCCTTGATTGCTCCTGCTTGTATCTGTCCGCCTCCCGGCGGAATGCTATGTATCGGGTACAGTCCGTGTGGCAGCCGGTATGCCTGTCCGCGCAGCCTTTGCACGGAGCCTGCACCGGTGTAAGCCCTAGATTTCCTTGCATTCGTCCACCCTCACACATACGCGCTTGCCGCCCACCTCGACAACATAGCCTGTTCGGTTTGACCTGTATTTGTATTTCTCGGCGGGATACGCCCGCCCGCAGACAGGCCGCATTTCCGGATATACCGGGATTGATCGTGTAATCAGGATCCGCACGCGCTCCGCCCGGCCCATCACAGCTTCCCTATGTGCCGTCCATGCGCACGCCTCGCTGCAAAAATTGTATTTTGCCTTGTACTTCGACGGTGCGCGCATAAACGTTTTCCCGCAGGCATCGCACGTCAGCTGCATCGGCGGTCTTGGTGGCTTCCGCTGCGTCTTGCTCAAAGCTTTACCCCCTTTATGTACTTGTCGAAATACGTCACGGCAACGGCCATCGCCGCCCACATATCTTTTGCGAAGCCGTAGAAAAAGCCCTGATTTGCCTTTGTGCCAACAACCCCGTATCGATCTATCAGCGCCTGCCGGATATTTTTATCCTTTGCGCTCAGACAGCCGCACAGGTACAGCTTTTCTTCCCGCCGGAAGATCTTCACCGGCTCCGCGCCGTCCCTTTCGGCGCACTCCATAAAGCGTCCAATCCAAAGGCAGGTGTCGAAAACCTCCTGACCGACCGCCATGCCCATTCCGGCAATCATTTCAATTGCAAAATCCGTGCAATTGCCGTAAACATTTTTGTGCAGGACGTCCCGAATTTCTTCGTTCGGAATCTTCCCCACATCCAGCACGCGGCGAATCTCTTCGCCGTCGTGCTCGACCACCACATAGCCGGATTGAATATTGCCGGGATCAATCGCCAGAATTGTGCCCATCTGGCCACCTCCTTTGTTCAAAGTCTTTGCATTCCTCTCCGGAAAAGTACATCCGTTCAAATTCCTTCTCCGAGAACCGTTCGGCCTTGTGCTTCAATCACCGATACGGATAAACGTAGTTATTTCTGTATTCCAGATTCTTGCAAGTCAAGCAGCAATCCTGCATCAGCTCTCCTCCTTTCGCGCTTCCACGAGCAAACCGCAGCCCGCTCATTCGGTCACGCCTCTACTGCAAAAATCGTCCGGTGCAATCTCCATATCGCTGATGTCGCAGATGAGAAAACCGTTAGCGTTACCGGCGTTTGTCTTCCAGCGCGGCTTTGCCGTCAGCCCCCAGTTTGCATGGTTCCGGCTCGTTCCGATGGACATGAGGATCTTTCTTGCGCGTTTTCTGGTCATGACTTGCCCTCCTCTACACGCGGCTTAAGCCATTCTTTGATTTGCATCGCGCAGGAGCAGCAAAGCTCAATATCAGGTGATTCCTCATGGAACGCGCTTCGTACGTTTACATACGTCGCAGAGCTTGTGGGGTTTATCTCCGCCCCGCAGCGGTCACATACTCGTTTCGTTGCCATCCTTCTTGCCCTCCTCATCCTTGAGAATCACCATCGCGGAGTTGTCTTTCCTTTCATTACACACCTCGGCAGCACCAGCACTATTTTCCGTGATGTACTTCTCGAAGTTTTCCATTCTTTTGGCGCACCAGTCTGGATTCTGCGCCATAATCATTGTGGTGTATCTGGCAGCGTCTATTAGGCTCATCCTTTATTCTTCCCTCCGTTCTCCGTAGCTGCAATACCCGTCAGGCTCCGGGTCTGAAAGCCCTCTCCGATCTGCGCAGTACGGGTCATTTTCTTCATTCCGACTGAAATTCTCGCAATCTTGGCAACGCACTACCGATACAGCTTCGACAGCAGCTCGCCTTTTGCCGCCGCAATGGCGGTCGGGTTGTGCTTATGTTGCCCCATCGTCCCGCACCTCCACGCCAGCCTCGTCCAGCAGGTCAGAAAGATCGGTGTCCACGCTGCTGCCAATAAACTCGCCATTTTCGTCGTAGTGGTTGTACTCCGTGGTCGGCCGGGATTCTATCCCTGCAAACTCTTTTAAAAGCCTCAGATATTCGTCGTTATCGAAGAGCTGAGCTTGATAGAGTTGTCTCAACTGCGCTTTGGTTATGTGCTTAGCCATCCTTCTTGCCCTCCTTTATCCACGTTGGCTTGTTCTCCGTCGATGTTGCCAGTGTATACGTTTTCTGGGCTGGGCACTCACTGCAAGCCCCAGCGCAGCACTTCCAGTCTCCACCGCAAGGGCGAATCTCCATAGTTCCCGTCACGCCTTGTCCTCCATCTCAAAGTAAAACGTGATCGGTTTCTCATGCTCAATGACATTCCCATAAACGACCCCTACTTTGTAGATGTAGTTTTCTCGGAGCTTTCTGGGAATTTCCGCGATATAGCGCCGGAACGTTTCCAGAGAATTTGCCCGCTTGTAGTGGTTGCACATTCGGCATGACGGCATAAGGTTGGAAATATCGTCCGTCCCTGCGTCTTCGGCGTTCCATGCACGTTGCGGCTTGAAATGATCGACTTGCATATCCTTGATGTCGATAGCCCGTCCACAATAGGC